TCTCCACACGATCAACGATCTTAAAGTTGGGCGGGATTGCATCCGGATGGGCCCTTCGTCAAGGGCTTGTGCGCTCTTTGCAAGGATCACCTTGTTCTGAATCATGGTCGCGTCGCGAAGTTCGAGCATGGCCTTTGATATATCCGTTGCGCCTCTGAGCGCAGTCATCATTCCGGCAATCGCGGATACATCGACCATTCGACACCTCCCATTCATTACTCCCACTTAGAATCTATAGCAATAACCGCTTGAGACGGCATCAATTTTCAGAATTGGCGCGGAGGTTTGTGGCCTTGGCAACGCAAGAATCGATTTTATTGCGGATCATCTGTCACAGAGTGTGCCGCTGCGGCGTCTATACAGTATGGGGACCGCAATCCTCACCGCTTTCAAGCCGCGCGGGCAACGGCGTTAAAGTGCACCCGCTATGCTTCCCAGCGCATGGGAAGCCCGCCTCTGAACCCGAGCTACGGTTGATAGCTCCCCAGGGCAGGCCGCCGCACCGTGGCCCGAGCACGCTGATTCCAACCGGCGTCTCGGAACGGCAGAGCGAGAAAAGTCCGCGAGGGCTGCCGAACCCGAACCCCAGGGTAGTTAGGGGCAGCGAAGCGGTAAGGACTGAGGTCAACATTCTATAGGAGGCAGCGCGGGCGGGCGCGTGCACCCTTTCGGGGCCGCGCGGTCTTTCGGGACCGTGCGGCAATCCGCCAAAACCCTTCCTGAAGGATGATCCAATGAACCAATCCAACCCCGTCACCGCTGCTCTCGCTGAAGGCCTTAAGCCTGGTCGCACGCTCACCATGCGGGCTGGCGACACGCTCCCCATCGACCTCGCTACATTGCGTGCGGAAGAACGAATTCGCATCGTGCGAGCTGTCGAGCGCCAAGCCGATCTGGCCGAAGAGAGCGTTTCCGTGCAGCGCCGCGCCGCGAGCGCGGCCGAACGCCAAGCTGAAGCCCTTGAAACACTTGTCGCGCTGTTCGCTTCCACGCTCGGAGTCGGCACCGCGTCTTGCGCCAACTCCGACAACAATGAGCCTGTCAACTTCATCAGAACCGGCTTGGGCCGCAAAGGCTTCGCGTGCGACGCTGACAACGTTAGGGCCGCGCAGGATGATTGACACCGCAGCATGGGCGCAAGCCCTGCTTGCCGCCAACACGCCTGCCGTCGCTTCCAACATGATGCAGCTTGCCGTGACCGGATTCGAGGTGATGCGCAACGCGCACGAACAGCGCGTGAGCGGCGAGCAAGAGATTGAGCGGGCCTTCGCCCGTAGGAGTGAAGGGCCATGGGCCTTGAGGTTAAGCTTGACGCCAGCAAGCTCGAGTCATGGGCGTCCCAACTATCCGCGCGCGGCATGCGAAACGCCATTCGCCGTGCCGTTGACAAATCCGCGACGGCCGCTCGCAAGCTAGCGCTCGACATCATCGCGAAGGACGCGGGCGTCCCGGTCGCCCGTATCAAGCCGGGCGTCACGAAGCTACGACGTACGACGCAAACGGACCTGAGCGCGAGCTTCACGGCTACGAAGCTCCGAATTGGTATCTTGGAAACCAAAGGCGCGAGCGTAGGGGCGGGCGGCTTGAGAGCTAGCACCCACCGATTAACGGGCGGCGGTTCGGCCAGCTTAAACATCGCCAATGCTTTTGTCGTCCGAAAGGCGAATGGCGCCCGGTTCGTGGCCTTCCGCAAGAGCAAGGCGCGCCTGCCCATCAAGGGTGTGTACGCCGAAATGCCGTCGACGGCGATGGGTCAGGACAGAGCCGCAGCGCGGGTCGCGTGGCAGAAGGAAGCAGAGAAGCAACTAGCACAGCGCCTGCCGCAAGAGGTTCAGAAACAGCTCCTGTCCGAAGGTTTGCCGTACTCGCCCCCTGCCGATACGGGCGAATAGATCACCAATCACCGATGCCGCTCAGCGCGCGAGAAGCGCCGCGACCTTGCCGAGACCTCAAGGCCGTGTCGTCGCAGCGCGGGCGGCTCGCACGCCAACGCCACAGCACGGGTTTGCAGGACATGGCCCGTGTTGAGCGTTGGCGTGCAACCAATCCCGAGGCGGCAGCCGAGCGCGTGACGCTCGCGATGCACAGCCTCATCACCCCACATGCTGCGACGGAAGACGCAGCCAAGCGGCACGTGGGGCACATCACAGGGCAAAAGGTAGTGCCCGCGCGCCCCACAATGCGCTCCTCCGGAAACTTGGGTCCCCTCCGGGCACCCCTCCACAGGCCCGAGCGGGCCGCTGCCGCACCTTTTGCGCAAAAAACACCAGCGATTTCAATAGCAGAGAACGACCGATGGGCAGACCCAAAGGCATCGTCAGCAAGTTTGCGGACGAGACCGGCTTGGACCAAGCGACCGTGCGCCGCGCGCTCGCCAGCTCCGCGATGACCGAACAGGAATGTGCGGCTGACTTTGCGAAGGCCGTCGAGACTGTGCGCGCCACGGCCGACAGCGACAAGGTGCTAGGCCATAGCGCGAGCGGCAGAGGCGAGGGTGGAGGCAACAGCTCGGCTTATGCAGACGCCAAAGCCCAAACCGAGCTGTATCGCGCTGAGAAGTTCCGGCTTCAAAACGAACAGCTCGCTGGCCGACTGATCGACCGACAGGACGTTACGGACACCGGCATTCGCATATTGGCCGATGCCCGCACCGCCTTCCTGTCGCTAGGGCTCCGTGTCGCTGACAGGCTGGTCGGAAAGACCGACGCGCGCGAGATCGCGCGAGCTATCGAGGCCGAAGCGCGAATTGTGCTCGGTGAACTCGCCGACGATCAGAAGTTTTTCGCCGCGCTCGAAGGCGAGGCGCTGAGTTAGCAGGACATCCGCAATGATCGACCACGACCTGGCGCGGGCATGGTTGCGCGCGCTTGCGCCGCCGCCGATTGTCGCGCCCACAGCCTTCGCTGAAAGCCAAATCATCCTTCCGGCCAGTGCCAACGCGTTGCCGGGACCGCTGCGTCTCTACCCATATCAGCGGGAGCCGGTCGACGCGGTCGCAGACGATGACGTTGAAATCATCGTGCTTATGCTCGCATCGCAAACCGGCAAGTCGACCACCATCAACGCCATCTTAGGGCACTGCATCGCTAGTGATCCGGGTCCTATGCTTCACGTCTCCCCGACCGGAGGTCGTTCGGAAGAGTTCGTGCGGGAACGCTTTGACCCGCTTGTACTGTCGTCCCCCGCATTGCGGGCGTTGATCGGCAAGGGGCAAGACACCCGAAAGGGAAGTAGCGGGGGCGTCAACTCGGTCACGGCGAAGAGTTTTCCTGGCGGGCAGCTCAGTTTTGCGTCGTCGTTCAAAGCCGACGAACTTGCCGCTCGCGCGATCCGGTTTCTGTTTCTCGACGAGATAGACAGGTTTGCCGCATCGGCAGGCGCGGAAGGTGATCCCATTGGCTTGGCCGTGAAGCGAACGAAGACGTTCGAAGGCAAGGGCCGAAAGATTATCATCGTCAGCACGCCGACGACGCGCGTCGGCTCCAGAATAAATGCGTGGTATCTAAGGGGAGATCAACGGAAGTTTTTCGTCAAATGCCCTGACTGTGGGCATTCAGAACCGCTTGCCTTTGAGAATCTCAAATGGGAGCCCGGCAAGCCCGAGACGGCCCACCTAATTTGCGAGGCTTGCGGCGTTATCCATGACGAGCGCGCCCGCCGCTCAATGATCGAAAGCGGGAAGTGGCAGGCTACCGCATCAGGTGAGAAGGGCATTCGCTCTTATCACCTGACCGAGCTGTCGTCGCTCTTCAGTACCATGGCGTCGGTCGCTCAGCAGTACGAGGCGGCCGTAACGCCAGAGCAAAAGCAGGCATTCTACAATACGACGCTCGCGCAGGTCTACGATGCGGGCACCGAAGTAGAACTGTCGTCATCCGAGTTGCAACAACGTGCCGAGAAGATCGCGCCGCCCTATGCGGCGAATCTTGTCTTCGTTTCGGCAGGCGTGGACGTTCAGAGTAATCGCCTTGAAGTGACGTTCTTAGGTCACCACGCCGATCAGACGTTCAGCGTCCTCAATCATCTAAAGTTGCTGGGCGACACAAGCGGCGACGCTGTTTGGCAACAGCTCGACGCGGCGATGGGCTCGACGTTCTCGACGACGGACGGGCGCACGTTGCCCGTCCTAATACAGGGCGTCGATTCTGGATTCAATGCCGATCAAGTCGTCAAGTTCGTGCAGTCGCAACGTCGCAAGGCGCGAGCTGCATACGCTGTTAAGGGCAAAGAAGGTTTTGACCGAATGCCGCTCGCTCATGGTGGACGGCTCAAGGGGCAGTTGAAGTTGCTGATTGTTGGCGTCGATGCGGTCAAGCTCGCCGTGCAAAAGGCGCTCGCTATTGACGATCCGTCGCCTGGGTTCATCCGACTGCCGGACCATCTCGACGAAGATTACTTTGTCGGGCTTGCTTCCGAACAGTTGCGCGCTCGCGTCGTCAAGGGAGCGCCGCGTTACGAATTTCACCGCACTGTGCGGCGTAACGAGCCTCTCGACTGCTTGGTCTACGCGTCAGCTATCGCAAGACACTCATACGTGCATACGGCCATCAGCAAGCCGACCGCACCCACTCAACCAAAACCATCATTTGTAGAGTCAGCCAAACGATTGGCTGCACTCTCGCAACCTACGAGGTAACGACTATGCGTGAGATTAAGAAGGCCCCGGCTGTGACCGGGGAAGCAAACGCGGCAATTGCAAGCGAACGTCTTAGGATCACTGCGATCTTGGACAGCCCGGAAGGCAAGCGCAATCCGGCGATGGCACAGAAGCTTGCGCTTGGCTCCGCTCTCGATGCTGAGACGGCGCGGAGCATCCTGGCCGAAGCGCCCGCCGCAAACCCGTACCTAGCCGCCATGGATCGCGAAGGTCCCATTGGCTTGGGTACTGCGTCGGTCGACATCGTCAACGATCCGAAAGCAGCCCGACTGAAAGAGATCGAAGGCAGCATGAAGGCCTTCAACAAGAGTCGACGGAGCTAAAGGGGCATGCCTAAGGTCAAGAGACACACCGGGGCGTTGCGCTCTGAGCGTGGCAACCGCCCGTCACGGTCGCTTGCGGCCGCCGTAAAGAGCACCATGACCAAGCCGAGCCCGGCGTCTATTGAGGCAGGAACATCGGCGCGAGCCGGGATTATGGATGGGACGGACGGCAAGCCGTCACTGGTTTGGGCGCGATATAACGGCGCTCCGTTCACAGCCGGAAACCTCGGCGGGTGGCAACCGTATTGGGGCACGCCCGGCTCTGAGATTAGCCGCGAGCGAGCCCTAGTATCCTCAATCACCCTTGACTTGCTCATGTCCAATCCGGTCATTGCGGCACTGGTCGAGGGCTTCGCGACCTACGCGGTGGGGAACGGGCTCACACTCTCATCTCAGCCCAACCATCGCGCCCTCGGTATTTCGAAGGAAGCCGCGCGCGAGCTGTCGCACCAGATCGAAACGGCCTGGCAGACATGGGCAAAGAACGGTTCCGAGTGCGATGCGTCGGGCCGTCACTCGCTAGGCCAGCTAGCGGTCGCCGCATACAAGAGCTTCCTGCTTACTGGGGAGACGTTGTTCGCTATCGACTGGCAGAGCGCAGCCGGTGCGGCCACGCGGACGAAGGTCAATATGCTTGATGTCCGGCAGTTGGACCAAAGCATTACCCGGGTTGCCGAAGGCAATAACGGGAGCTGTATCCTTCAGGGCGTGCAATTCGATAAGGGAGGTAAGGTCGAAGGGTACTGGATCAGACCTTTCGTGCTCGGGAATGTCAGCTCGGCGCCGCAAGCGGTATTCGTTCAGGCGAGAACATCCTGGGGCCGCACCCGCATGGGTCATCTGTTCGATTTAATCGTGCCGGGCCAAATTCGCGGTGTGTCACCGCTGGCCGCGGCTCTCACTCCGGCGCACTCAAAGTCGACGCTGCGAGAATTCGGCCTTGCCGCCGCGCTTGTGCAGTCCATGGTAGCAGCCACGGTAGAATCCGACCTGCCGCGTGACGCCGCGATGAGAACGTTGGTAGCCGCTGACGCAATGGACATGCCGGCTCCGGCAGGTGTTTCGCCGCAAGAATGGGCCGCAGCGCGCGCGGCGTACTACGAGACCGTGAAAGTCAATCTTCAGCCGGGCGTGGTCACACACATGATGAAGGGAGACAAGCTCATCCTGCATCGGCCGCAGAGTCCAAATACAGTTCACGACGCTCTCGACAAGAGCTTGTCGCGTGAGGCGGCGAAGGCGGCAGGTTCATCAGCGGAGGACGTGTCGGGCGATTACTCACAAACTTCTTTTAGTGCGTCGCGCCTTGCGCAAGAACTGCCGTGGCGCATCAACAAGCGCAGGCGCTCAGCCATCGTTGAACCGCTCTATCAGGCGGCGTTCGGCGCCTGGCTGGAAGAGGCCTGCGAGACGGGTCGCGTGCGTCTTCCGGAGGGCGCGCCTGCGTTCTGGCAGGCGCCAGAGGCGTACAGCAACGCTGTCTGGCGCGGCGAAGGCAAGCCAATTGCCGACCCGCTCAAGGCTACGCAAGCCGACGTTCTCGAAATTGAGAACGGTTTGTCGACGCTCGAAGCGAAGCTCGGCGAGCGGGGCTTGGACTTCGAGGAAGTGCTAACCCAACGGAAGAGCGAACGTGAGCAATTGGAAGCGGCGGGGCTCCGATACCCTGTCCCGAAGAACCGGGACGACTGGCAGCCTGAAGACGATACGCCGTCAAGCACTTAACGGGACTTAACAACATGACAGACCGCACACCCATCGGGGGCTCAGCTCCCGTGGTCGATAGCCCGTGCGCAATGCTCTCCGCGTTGCGCGCGGCTTACTACCAGCTCTTAGCCGGACAGGCGAGGGCGCAAGTACGAAACGGCGATCAATGGCTGACCTGGCATAGATCGGACGTGAAGACCTTGCAGCACGAAATCCGCCGCCTCGAAACCATCTGCGAAGCCGGGGTAAATGTGGGACGCGCGGTCCGGGTAGGACCTTATGTTCCGATGGGCGGGCACCGCTACAGATACTGAGGACATAGCGATGACTTTGAACAAAGTGGCATGGCTTCACCCGAACCCGTTGCTGTCGGAGTACGACGTTGTATTGCCGGACGGCTATATCATGCGGCGCAACGATGCGGAGGCAAAGGGCTTCGCTGTCGTTCCTTGGCCGGATAGCGAGCGTCTCGCGATGCCGCATCCATACGAAAGCGACAGAGTGGTCCTGGCTCGCGGAACAGTTGTTTCCCGCGAGACGGCGCAGGCGGCTGGCTTCACCATTGGCGAACGTACGCCCGTAAGTGATGCGCGCGGTCCGCGCGGCTGGCGTTCAGCCATTATGACGCTGGCAGAAGCAAAGGACCGACCGTCTGCAACTGCCGAACTTCTCACCTCACAAACGTCTGAAACGTTCACGGTCGACCAGGCCCGCGCATTTCTTCGCGGCCTGCCTGTCGAAACAGAACACACTGACACCACGGAAGAGACCAGCATGACGACCAATGACGACCCGCGCGCCGTGCGGCTTGCCGAGATTCGGCAGTCCATGAACGCGTTTAACAAATCAAACGGGTATGCGGCAAAGCCCGTTCGCGTCGACGCGAAGGACATTGACCCTGCAAGGCTGAAGCGGCTTGCCGAGATCAAGTATAGCGCGCTGCACGCGAGCGGGAAGGGCGTGACGCAGGAAGCAAAGCTCATCCGGCTCGCGCTCGACACGCACGACAAGATCGGCACGCCGCTGATTCAGACCCTCGCTCAGCTTGGCGTTGACGCGTCCAAGCTCATCCCCAATACCTAATTTAGGACTGTCCAGAATGACTACCCAGACTTTCACGCTGTCGCGACCGCTCAAGACACACAACGGCGAGGTGCTCACGCTGACGCTGCAAGAGCCCACGGCCGGCGCGTTCATCGACTACGGCGAGCCTTTCACGTTGAAGCCCCGCAAAAACGATGATGGTGAACCGGACGGCGCGACGTTCGTTTACGACAACAACAAAGCGTTCGTGCGCTTCTTGGTTGACATGATCGCGGAGAAGGGCGTGGACGATTTGATCCTGAAGAGCATCAGCGCGAGCGATTTCCAGCGCCTCCGAGCCATCGCTACCAACATCATTCTGCTCGGAGTGCAGGACGAGCGCCCTACGTAACCGTCCAGCGCATGGTCGCGGTCATGATCCGCGATTACGGGGTGCAGCCTTCGGAGCTGCACTCCATGCGCATCGGACGGCTGGTAGCCCATATCAAGATGCAGGCGGACCTCACTAGGGTTCGCGAGAAGAATGCAAGGTAGGACGGATGTCTAACCCTTCAGTAACAGCAACGATCTCCGCCAACGATCAGGCAACGCCCAAGCTGCGGGAATTGCTTGAGCTGACGAAGAAGCTGGATCAAACCTCTAAAGCCTTATTCCGCGAGAGCACCGGCAGCGGTTACACCAGCAGCTTCCGGCAAGCGACTTCGGCCGCAGTTCAGCACCTTTCGGTGTTGGAAAAGATTCATAAGGTCCAAGCGGCAATTGGTGCGACTGTGGCGGGCGTGGCGGGCGCCAAGGCCTTCCAGATGGCTCGCGCGGCTGTATCCAATTATATCCCGTATGAGCGGGATGTCCGGTATCAGCGCGCAATTCAGCACTATAGCAATGCTGATATGGCTCTGTTGGAGCGACAGCGTATCAACGCGGCGACAGTTTACGGACTGAAGCCGGAAGATACGCTGCACGCTCAGCAAGCCTTCGTCACCCGGAACTTCTCAGCGCCGATCACTGAAGCCGCGACCAATCAGGCTATTGTGCTCGCCAAGGCGCTGAACGTCCAAACGGCTGAAGCCGCGAAGATCGTCGAGGGCTTGACGTTCGGGCAGGGCATCCATTTGCACAATCCGGCTCAGGCTGCCCGCGAGATCGCCCGATCTTCGGACCTTGCCGCCATCGCTGCGAAAGCGGGCGCGATGTCGCCTGAGGACATCACCCAATTCGGCAAGTTCGGTATTGGTATGTCGACCGCTGCCGGTATCAGCGCCGAACAGGCGTTCGCGGCGGCTATGACGCTGAAGCGGGCGAACGTTGGGGGTGATGAGTCGGGCGTCTTCATGCGCCAGTTCTCGGCTCGCCTGCTCGCGCCGACAAAGCAAGCCTTCGAGGCATTCGCCCATATGGGCATCAACTACGCGGACTTTGCACCCCAAGGCAACGTTAGCCCCGACGCAATCGACGCCTCGCTTCGGCGCCGCTACGGCAAAGGTCTTTCCGAGGCGGGTAAGGCCAGCCTGGCCGCAGCCTTTGGCGACGAGAGCCGGAACGTGCTCGGCAGCCGCGAGGGCTTCACCGCTGCCATTACGGAGGCCGTCGAGGCGAGCGGCGAGAAGCTCTCGAAGATGGACCAAAAGCATTTGGTCGATACGGCGCTTCGCCAATACGATCTAGCCAAGGGCTCTCTGAACGGCGGTGCACTGTTCGAAGCTATCCTCAAAAAGGCGACCGCTCGGGATATTCAAGCCATCCTTGGCGATAAGCAGGGCGGTCGGGCGGCCCTGTTGCTAGGTGCTCGCGACCAATACAGCGAGTACCTTGAGAAGCTGAACCACGGCGAAGGCTTTGCGCAGAAGATCGCCGAAGAGCGCATGCAGGGCTTGGCGGCGGCCGTCGACAGGCTCTCAGCGTCAATCGACAGCGCTGAAAAGCAGATCGTGAAGGCCAACGAAGGATGGCTGACGCCGCTCGCCGATGCCGGTGCAAAGCTGGCAGGGTTCGCCGCTGGTCTGTCGGACGCTCAGAAGCAGGCGCTCAGCGTATCGGCTGGTCTCGCCTCGCTGTCTGGCTTAGCGGCTGCCGGTGCCACCATCGCCTCTGTCATATCGAGCTTCACGGGCCTAGCGGCGAGCGCCAACGTAGCGTCTGCGGCCCTGACCCGGATGGCAGGCGGCAGCGCGCTCGGAACGGCCGCTAGCGCGGCCGGAGGCGTCGCTGCGGGGGCGGCGGGCTCGCGAGCGGCGTCTATCCTGGGCGGCGCTTCCAAGGGGCTCGGATGGCTGTCCCTCGGTGCGTTGTTCGGCCCTACGCTTTGGGATGAGATAAGCAAAGAGGCGGCGGGGACCGACGACGCAAAAGGGGGCGGGGCTGCGAACTACCGGCGAAACCTGGCTCGACTTCGCGCGATGCGTGGCAGCGAGTTTGAGGATTTGGTCGGGGACGAAGCCAGCCCGTTTGATCGGTATCAGCCCGCCAACCCGTGGAAGCGTCGGCGCGGTGCGACTAGCGAGTACCTTCGGCAGCTTGGCGCATCGGACGATGGGGATGGCAGCCGGTTCGGTTGGCAGGACTCAATTCGTGCAGTCGGTCAGTCGTCTGGCTTCAAGGACGTTGCTGTCACTGGCACCGTGACCGGCGAAGCCGAGCTGCACAACAATATTCAAATCGAGGTCAAGCCGTCCAGTTACTTCGAGTCGCTGGTTAAGCGGATGGAGGCTGTAGCCAACATGCACTTGAACGGTCAGCTCGGGACAGGCTTGCAGGGGCCGGGCGACAATTCGGTCAAGCCGATGCAAGGCCCGCCGACAGGAGCGCAGGAATGACGTTATTTCCAGAGGCAAACGATTGGCGAACGGGCATGCAGGAAGTGTCTGCCGCAATCGACGACACGATGGGCGAAGCCGTGATTGTGACTCCGATGCGGTCGGGAGGTGTGAACTTTCCGACCGTCCCCGAGCCCGAGCGATCAATCAGCACAACAGCCGTTTTCATGGCGAAGCCTGAAACGGTCGTGATGGGGGATAACAAAATTCATGCGCGCGGCCATGCGTTAAGCCCGCTCATCTCGACAAGCGTTCCCTTGTTCAGCTTCGATCACAAATCGCTGCCGTGGCCGCTGAAGCAAGGCTATCGGATCAAGCTCTGTCGCACGGGCGCGGTCTATGAGGTAACAGACCCGAAGTACGACAGCGTCGCGCGAATCGAAGCTAAGGTCGTGCAACTCGGCAGGGACGCAACATAATGGGAGTGGTCAAACTTCAGTTCTCGCCGCGCACTGCGGCCGTCGAGACTGATACTCCCGATGTCCTGGCCCACGCGCTTGCGAAACTCAGGAAGTGCGGCGACGATGCGATCAGCGTGCTTCGCCTGACTGACGAGCTTCCTGAGATCGTTTTGCCCTATCTGGCCTGGGCGGCGTCACGCAGGCAAGACGTTCCGGCTCGCTCAGTTCGTATCGTGATGAAGTGCTGCGGCGAGTTGATGCTTGAACGTGCGCTAGGGCGTCATCGCTTGCGGATGCTGAAAGCACGATATCCAGTCAGCGAACCGTTCGCATCGCTGTAAGACTGTCAGGACTGTCAGCCATATCGCCTGGCACATATCCTATTGCGGCCTTACAAGCATTCTGTCACCGTCTCACTTGCCGAAGGGATCGTCATCACCGGGAGAGCTTGCGCCAACAGGCTCTCCACCCAAAGGCAGGGGCAATGCAAGATATCACCATCGCGATCCGCCGTTACTTTTGCATCGGCATTGAGCAGCAACTTGTTGACCGTATGGTCCGCAAGCCGTGCGGGTCCTTCGTACTGATCGAAGGGCCTGAGCGGCCGGGAGAGCCTGAAGTCGAAAAGTCGTACAGCCTTGAGAACGTGTTCTCTTGGCTTCAAGAATGCCCGTGGCAAATCGAACGGGCTGTTATCGCGAGCGGAGCAGGCCATTGCGCGCCGATCTAGAGCGCTTGATGGAGCTGGTAGTCACGCGACACGTGTGGGGCAGGGGCTTGGGCGCGGAGCAGATGCGGGAGAAGCTTGTGTCTGCTCTTGATGAGAGCCGCCGTCACTTGGTCAGTGTTCGCGAAGGACAGGGCGGACGGTTGGAGATTGAGTTCAGTCCCGAGCTGGGAGATGTGGGAAGGGCGTTCATAGACGCCTCTAAGGGCGTCCCCACGAACCGACCAAGCTGATGCACCGGCCGGGACAGTTAGCGCCTCGGGGCCTAACAAAGGCCGACGCAGCCGCCTATTGCGGCTGTTCCGAGGACGCTTTCGACACATGGGTCAAGAAGGGCTTGGTGCCGGGGGCGATCCCCGGCACTCAGCGTTGGGATCGCAAGGCGATTGATTGGTATCTCGACCGGGCATCGGGCTTGCCTCAGGAGACGGCGAGCGCGGCAGACGATGCGCTGGCAGCTTGGCAGGCTTCACGCGCTCGGCGCGAATAGGCGAAGCAGCCCGCGTTGAATGTCAACATTTATGTTGACAAATCGCATTTGTTCTTATTATGTTCCTATATCGAGTCTAGCGCGAATTGGGGGGCCTTGACGCGTCTGCTCGCTGCTGCTGCACCTTATCCGTCGCTCGTCGGTTTTCCTTGGGAGGAGAAGTTTTGCCGCTGCCCGTGCTAACAGCGGAAAACGCGCTGATCTTCCGCATCACCCATAAGAACAACTTGCCTTGGATTTTGAGCAATGGGTTGCATTGCCGTAACTCCAACAGTCGAGACCCGAATTTCGTCAACATCGGCATGACCGATCTAATCGACAAGCGGAATACCTGGGTCGTCCCGAGACCCCCGGGCGGCACGTTAAGCGACTACGTACCTTTCTACTTCACGCCCCGTTCGATGATGGCGTTCAACATTCACACTGGGCGCAATGTGCGGCAGCGAGACAACGCAGAGATCATCATTCTCGTAACCTCACTCCCGCATTTGCGCGAACGTGGAGTTCCGTTCCTCATCACCGACAAGCACGCTTGCGCGAACAACACTTACTATTCCGATGACCTTGCGGATATGAACAGGATCGACTGGAAAATTTTGCAAAACAGCGACTTCAGCAGAAACAACGATGATCCCGATAAGACGAACAGATATCAAGCCGAAGCGTTGGTGCACAGACACATGCCGCTAGGTGCGCTGCTAGGCGTCGTATGTTGTGATGACAGGCAGAAAGCGGAGCTTGATGCTTTGATCTCAAACCACAACGTGAACCTTCCGGTTTACGTTGAGCGAGGATGGTACTTCTCATGATTACCTTCACGGAGGGGAACCTCCTCAAGGCTGAAGCTGAAGCCCTCGTCAATACGGTGAACACCGTTGGCGTGATGGGGAAAGGCATTGCCTTGATGTTCAAGGAAGCGTTTCCAGAGAATTTCCTCGCTTACTCGGCCGCTTGCAAGAATCACGAAATCGAAGTTGGCCGTATCTTCGCTACGGAACGGAAGGATTTGGTTGGGGGACCCAAGTGGATCATTAACTTCCCAACCAAGAAACATTGGAGGAATCCTTCAAAGCTAGAATGGATAAAGGATGGCCTCGAAGATTTGGTCCGCTTCATCCGCGAGCACAAGATCAAGTCAATTGCGTTGCCGCCCCTGGGAAGTGGCAACGGCGGACTCGACTGGAAAGATGTTCGTCCTGTTGTAGAGGCGGCGCTGGGCAATCTTGAAGGCGTCGAGGTCGTGGTTTTTGAACCGACAGCGCGTTATCAGAATGTGGCAAAGCCGACTGGTGTGGAGAAACTCACTCCTGCTAGAGCTTTGGTCGCTGAGCTTGTGCGTCGCTACTCCGTGCTCGGGTTCGAATGCACGATGCTCGAAATTTATAAGCTAGCTTATCTTCTCCAGCGCCGGATCGTGGCGAGCGGGCTAGCCAGCCCACTCCGATTGGAGTTTAAAGCAGACAAGTTCGGTCCGTACGCTCCTGCCCTCGGTCATCTGCTTAATAACTTGGATGGAAGCTATCTTCATTGCGAGAAGCGTGTTGCTGACGCGAGCATCCTCGATACCATTTGGTTCGAGAACGCAAAGAAAGACGTAATAGCGACCTACTTGAAAACAACTGACGCGAAACAATTCGCTAGCGCTCTGGATGAGACAACCGGCTTGATCGATGGTTTCGAGTACCCCCTTGGGATGGAGCTGTTGGCTACCGTCGATTGGTTGCTAAATCACGATAAGGTCGAGCCGACACTGGCGGGGATAAAAGAGGGGCTCGCTAAGTGGCTTGGCGGTGGCGAGGCATCTCAGCGCAAGTTGAGACTTTTCGAGGACTCGATGATTGAGCTGGCCCTTAAACGCCTCAAAAACTGATCCAGTAAAGCGCGCTCCTCCGAGGGAGCGCGTCTCCCTCGATTGAAGTGCCTTCTATGACTGAGGTCTACGACCCGCGCTGCATCGCGAATCTGATGCTTGATGAGAGTGCTCGAATAGGTCAGCCTTTGACCAATTTGGCGCTTCAAAAACTTCTGTATTTTGCGCACGCGATGTTTCTAATCGAACAAGGGCGTCCCTTGCTGTCGGGCTATTTCGAAGCGTGGGAGTATGGCCCCGTTCATCCGGCAGCGTATCAGGCCTTCAAAAGCGCGGGCGCAAACGCAATCGAATTCAGGGCCACGAAGTTGAATGTGGTGCGCGGCACGCGCGAGCCGATTTCCCCTCCTACGGAGCCGGAAATCGTTCGCCACGTGGCTCGCATCATCCAGTCGTACGGTCGAATGACACCGGGAAGACTGGTGGATATCTCGCACGCGAAGGGTGCTCCGTGGCACTTTGTGGTGGACAAAGGTAGAACATCTTTGGCATTTGGGATGCGGATTCCCGATGAGGTGATTCGGGAGCGTTTCAAACACCACAAGGTATCAGTCGGTAGCCGACCTTCCGCCGGAGAGCCCAGTGAAGATGCGCCCTTTGCCTGAAATCGATCTCGCCCGTATTGCGCCTCTGTCGAGAGACGAAAAGCGCCGAGCACTACAGCAAGTCAAACTAGGCCGCCCGCCTTATTCGTATGCTCCCGTTCGAGCAACGATATCCGATGTTTTGAATGTACAATCCGATCTCATTGGGCCGATGCCTGCCACGCCCTGGGAGAAGATCAAGCAGACGATTGAGAAAAAGTCGCGCTCCGACGCGGAGGAACAAGCGAACCTTCGAGTAGCAGAGGGCTTGTTCGATTACGTGCAAGCCCGCCAGATCGTCGGGCGACGCTTAGATGTCTTCCCGCTTCAGTTGGGAATCGGCACCAAGGTTGTCTACTGGCAGTCGGTAGTGCTGACCCTGAACGACCGTGCGATCATTCCGTTTTTGGACCCGAGGCGAGCAAAAGGTCTTACCGCTAATGGCCGCCGCTTCGTTTTCTCGGTAATGCACGAGCGCATTAGGGCGGCTGACCCAGACTACGCCGACGTAGCGTTAGCTGTCGTGCAGTTTACCCGTACGGAAGAGGGACCGCGCACGCCTGTGGTCTTCACGGATGAGAAGATCGAATTGTTCACCTTCGATGAACTCGACCAAATGGTCCGCGAAACCTACGAGCTGTGGACTGAAATTCTCGAAGAGCGCACCGTCGAGACTCGTCGCCGTGGTGCCGGAGGCGGAGGGCTCTTCTGAGCGGCTTGCGAGGCTCTTCACGGTTAAGCTCGTTAGCCGAGCTGTTCGCTGTACGGTGGAATTGACGGGTATCGAACCCGGAATTGGCTGATGAGTCTGGCATACAGCGAACGAAAATCGTGCGGCAGCATCTCGCCTTCCAGTAGTTGCCGTTGCTCGTGACGCAAGATGACATTGATGTTGCGCAATGCCGCAAAAACGTAAGCATCTCCGTCCTTAGCGTACGATGCTCGCATTTCCTTGATTGATTGAGCGGCGTTTCCGTAGTGCGCTGATCTCATCGCTACGTCGCTTGATTTCAGCGCACCATGCAAGCCTGGCTCATCCAGCCCCCCGCCGTATAGCGCTGCTATGAGGCAGCGAAACTCGTCAACCGGCGATATATGCTCGGCGAACAATCCCTTTGAGACCGCATCATCATTGTGGTTAGCAGCCTCAAGAGGCTTCCAACGTTGAAGCAGTGCGGGCAACCGCTCAGAGCGCGCAACGCAGGCAGGGCTTAAGCTATTTAGCAAATCATAGAGTGCCCACATCCAGCGCAAGGTTATGGGAGCGGTTTCAAGCAACTGCAAAATTGCGTCGTGGATTCGATAATGCCCAAGGTCAGGGCTGTGGTCGTCGTCGTTATTGGTGTTCAAGCGTTCGTTGAGACGAGAGGATGATACGAGGGACGACAACCTATCTTCCGGTACGGCTTCGAACGGTCCTTCAAGCTTGTAGAGCTGCTCAAGCAGTTTGTCGGAGACTTCTGGATTGCGGATAAGCGTCTCTGCCAGAGGATAGTCGGCTTCATTCAGGAGCCGCTCAATTTCGGCGCTGCCGATTAGCTCACGTGGAAAGTCGAAAACGAAGTGCGTCTTTTGTATGGTCGTATTTGATAAGCAGCCTAGCAACAAACCGCGCCTATACTGCGCATCATTGGCGTCGGTCGGTGTCCCGAGGCCGTGGTTGTACAAAGCTTTAAAGACCGATTTGTCCGAGCCGTAACAAGCTAGTCCGATATTGATGAGCGGCTGGCCGCGTTCGATTAGTAGCGGTTCGGCAATCTCCGAGTTAGATCGGAATGGGTTCGCCCTCGTTTCTTTTGACCAAGTCTTAAGCTCGGCAAATACTGTCTCGGGTGATGCGAATAGCAATCGAGCGTTTTGCGTGAGTCGAAGCTGATGCTCTTCCCAAGATAGATGCTCCACGGCGAAGTCCCCCAAAAATGCCTGAGTTTAGGGCAGGGCGCAGCGGTTGCAAGCTGCGGGCTCATACAATTTGAGAGACCTGTGCTTCAATCGCTAGAACCGCCTCTCGCTTTTCCTCGAACATGTGCCAACGGGCATAGACGCCGGTCACTCCCTTATCGTTGTGGTTTAGCAACGCCTTCACATAATCAACAGGCAGGCGTGCTGCCTGCACGATTGTCGCGGCGGTTCGTCGAAGGTCGTGGGGCGTGAAGGCTGCCAGCTCTTTGTCTTCCAGCAGGCGCCGGACAGCTTGGCTCATGGAATGGCGCGAGAGCATCGCGACGCTTTCGAAGCGGCTGGCAAATACGGGCCTGTCCTTCTTATCCTCTCCCTCGTCGGGCTTGCCCATCTCCAAGGCCGCTTCGATCAACTTGACCGCAGTCGGCGAGAGGGGGACGGTATGCTCTGCTTTCTTGTTTTTCGTCCTGACTGCCGGAATGATCCAATGCGGCTTGGCCCCGTCGAGCCCGTGAAGCTCGGAACGCATCATGCCCGCGACCTCGCCCGGGCGCTGGGCTGTCAGCAATACGACTTTCAGCGCTAAGCGCGTCCCGTCCGTGATGCCCGCTTTCTCATCGTTGAGGATCGCAAAGAACGCCTTCAGTTCGTCGAGAGTTAGGACGCGGTCCTTCTCGACTTCCTTGCCCCCGACCTTTTTCATGCCGTGCAAGAAGTTCTCAGTCAGAATCTCGCGGTCGTTGGCATAACCCCACATGGTGCGGATGACCGATTGTGTCCGGTTCGCTGACGACGGCGACGCCTGGGCGATCTCTTCGAGGAACTCCCTAATCTCGCCCCGGGTAATCGAGCCCATAGAGCGCTTTCCGAATTTGCCCCTGGGGCGCTTCAGGTAACCTTCATCGTTTTTCCAACTGCTCTTGCGCGGGCTGCCGGTGCGGGCATCGATGGCCTTGATGTACGCTAGGTATTGGTCGCACAGCTCGCCGAAAGTCACGACACCCTTACGGTGCTCAACCATCTGGCGCTCTTGCGCGGCCTTGGGGTCTTCGCCCTGGCCGTTCCTGGCCTCTTCCCGGTCGCGGGCGTCGCGAGCGAGTTTCAGGCTGAGGGCAGGGGCCTTAGTGCCGTAGACGCCCAACGTCACCCGCCGCATGCCGCCCTTGGCACGGGAGCGATAGGCAAACGTCCACTTCGGCACGCCCGAGGGCGGGCAACGCAGCACCAAGCCACCACCGTCGCTCAGTTTGATCCGCTTGCCTGTTTCCTTGGCCTCGGCAATGGCTTTATCGACCGCCTTAGCGGCGAGCTTGTTTCGACCCCGAGCCATAGTTTGATGTTTCCCAGAGTTTCCCCGGCAGCCTCGGTACGCCTAGCGCCCTAGTCTGCGAGGGTGTGCCTGAGGGGCCTTTATAGCCGATCTGGGAAACTTTTGGGAAGCATTGGCGCGGGATTGGCTGGTATCTGCTGGTAACCGGCGAACCTCAAAGACAGCAGTTATATGATTGAAATTAAAGTATTATTGCGCTTTCCTGGGCTTTGTTGGCCTTTCGCGCTATCCGTGCTTGGCATCACTGGGAGACTAGGGGTCGGAGGTTCAAATCCTCTCGCTCCGACCATTTTTTCAAAGCATTTGTCGGGTGGATGATTGTCGGCGCAGGAGCCTGCTCCGGGCCGCGGGGGATGCCTGCGCCCAGAGGCTGGGCCTGGGGAGGGCGGTACATCAAAACGCCGAAAAACAACCCCATGCACTGTCATTGAGGAATATGTTTTTTCCGAATTAATGGCGGGCGAGGGGGTTAGGAGCGGATCCTCCAGGGACAATGACGATCGAGCTGTCGACGAGAGGCTCAACCCTTGACCATTCTTCTCGCAATTCCGAAACCGTTCGTGTCCGATAAGAGCATCGATACGCGGCATCAGGACGCTTCAAGTTAGGCGAAGGCAACATGTTGCAGCTATCGTGGAGCGAGATCTTCGTCCCGACGCATTCCATCGTGGAGATGATCGTGCGGGGCACCATCATGTACCTCGGCATCTTCACCCTGATGCGGTTCATTTTGAAACGACAAACCGGCGGGCTCAGCATCCCTGATCTGCTCCTGGTCGTCCTGCTGGCGGACGCGGCGCAGAATGGCATGGCGGTGAATACCACTCGATCACAGAAGGTATCGTGCTCGTTGCCACCATCATTTTCTGGAATCTTGCCATCGACTGGGTCGGGTATCACGTGCCTTTCGTGGAGCGGCTTGCCCGGCCGGCGCCGCTCCTCCTCATCAAGAACGGGCAGGTCCTTCGCCGCCACATGCGACAGGAACTGGTGACGATGGATGAGTTGATGAGCAAGCTTCGCGAGGAGGGTATAGCAAGCCCTCGGACGTCGCGGAGGCCTAGGGCGACGGCAATATCAGCGTGAAAAAGAAGGAAGCCTGACAGCCTACGAACCGGATTTTTCAGGAGCTGCGCACCTTGCGACCTGGTCGAGGCATCTTCGCCAGCGCCGGCGCGGTTGTCAAAACTCTGTTAAGGCGGCTGCCGCGAATCCGACCCGCGAGCGGCCTGCGGCTGCCCTCCGGCGCCGCGCGGTACAAGATGCCCGGGGGAGCCGGTGCTTTCCGGCGCCCTCTTTTCATCGACCGGACTCTCATGTGGAGATTTCTCCACTCGCTTTGACCAGGATCTGTAGTAGGCGACCGCCGTCATGATCGCGATTCCGGCAGCTCCGACGAGCAGTTGAAGGAGGATGCCGTTCCCTGCCCACTGCAGGATGAAGTACCCGATGAAAGCCAAGAGAATGCCTACGCAAAACACCTCGAGGGACTGCTGGCCGCACTTTATCAGGGGGCGCCAGATGGGGGCTCGTAGCCCGCGCGCGTCGATCGGTATGAACCGGGCACCAAGGATAATCAGCACCATCAAATGAAGATAGCGGTAGGGCGCCAGATTGGTCTTGTCGTTGGGATTGAAAAGCTCGAACAGGGCAGGCGCAAACATCGCCCGGAGCTGAGGCTGGTGAGCAGCTAGGGTCATCAGCGCCGCAAAAATCAAATAGGCAATCGCAACCACCAGCACGAGCCTGGATCGCAGCAGAAAATGCAGACGTCCCGCACCCGTCAACGCGAGCCATGCGCCGGTCACAAACAGAAGCTGCCATGCCAGCGGATTGAAGTACCAGCCTCCCGACGGATAGGAGGGCAGGTTCCAATCGAATTGCCGCGCAGCCAGATACAACAGCACCGACCCGATCATGACGGCGTCAGGGAATCTCAACATCAACCAGAGGACCGGAGGAAACAGGCCCATCAAAACGACATAGAGCGGCAGCACGTCCAAATTCAGAGGCTTGTATCTCAGCAAAAGCCCCTGCGTCATCATCTCGATCGGCGCGCCGGTGACCGGTCCGGCGTTGAACAGATCGACCAGATCAGGCGCGTTGAACCTTTCCGACAGGAAATGGATGAAAGCCAGGTAGATCATGAACAGCAGGATATGCGCCGTGTAGATTTGCCATACGCGCCTTAATAGCCTGCTGGCTCCGAACACAAAGCCCCGCTCCATCTTTCGCGTATAAACGAGCGCTGAGGTGTAGCCGGAGATGAACACGAAGAGGTCGGCCCCGTCGCTGAATCCATAATTCCGGAACGAACACCACACCAGCACCGTGCCGGGGACATGGCCGAGAAACATCGCCCAGTTGGCGAGGCCGCGAAACAGGTCGAGACGCAAGTCACGTTGAGGCGGTGGCAGCGCAAGCCCGAGCTTCATCCTGCTTTCCATCGTGCAACGATTCACGATCGATGTCCGCGACCCAGCACCGAGAAGTCGCCGAGACACTCACGCTCGATGCCGCGTTGAGAGCCGCGGTTGAAGGACCAAGCGTGTCTTCGCCCCACGGCAATTCCACCAGAGGTCCGCCGGATATTGACCTGAGTCAAGCGCCCCGACCAGAGCCCGGTACTGTGCATGATGACGTCGAACGCACGGAGGCCAAACGGCGTCCGATTTTCCCACGGGGAACTGGCAGGGAGTCTTAGTTCCGGGCAAAACGCGCGCGCTGTGCCATCGACCCGGCCCGGTGGGCGTTTCCTCGTAGTGGTCGTCTTGGATCAGTAGTTTTGCGGGGCCTTAGGCGTGGCCCTTGATCTCGTAGTGGCCCGGCACGCATTTGTAGCGCTCGAGGCGCCAATTGGCGCGATAGATCGGATGCTCGCCCATCCATTTCGCCAGGGGGGCCTGTGCGCCGACCGCGCACTGCATCATCGAAATCTCGGGCGTCATGTTGCTGTCGGTCACGATTTCCTCGACGCAACTGCCTGAGCTGGCTGCGCCAAGCCGGCAGAGCACGGCAACGACGGTCACGAACATTCCTGTCACCTCATTGGTTGTTTCTGACCACGACAAGGATGCAAGCGGAGTGCCAGAGCCCGTGACACGCAAACCACGCGCTGGCCTGACCGACTCGATCCCGCGTCCAAGCCCATTTGGCGATTCGGATTGTGAAAAAATTGCTCATAAACCGAAGCCGGAGAAATACGGGAAACGGGGAAGTACGGCTTTGCGCTGCTTGTGCTCCGAGCGGGCTTGGGGCCGGCGACGGAGCAAGCGCCTCGCCCTTCGAGACGACCGCTTCCAGCGGTCCCCCAGGGTGAGGCTAACGGCCAACGGTGCTCGTTGAAGCGACCGCCACTCACTCCGCCCTCATCCTGAGCCCCCAGCGCCAAAACCGGCGCTGCACATGGTCCATGAACACGGTATCGTGGGGTGCGGAGCTCCGCCGGGAGACAGTGTAACTGCTTGATCCTCTGGTGCACCTGGTTGCCCGGTCCTGAGGCTGGTTCCGATCGCAGGCGATTGCACATTTTGGCGAGCATTGCGCTTCCCGTTGGAGAGGTTTGCAGTTCCTAGAGTGTGATCGGGCTCTCGGCGGGCTTCGCAGCGTGACAGCATGGGAGTCCTGGATGAGCAGTTTGACGGTGTTGGATCCGCGTGCAGCTTTTGTCGATGTCGGCAGCGAGAAAATGCATGTGTCGATCGCGGGTGGACCGCCCGTGGTGTTCGGCACGGTGACCTCGCAGCTGCATGCGCTGCGTGACTATTTGGCCGAACATCAGGTGCGCTCGGTCGCGATGGAAGCGACCGGGGTCTATTGGTTGCCGCTCTATGGGGTTCTGGAGGTCGCGGGCCTGGAGGTCGCCAGACCCGCAATCTTCCGGGGCGGAAGACCGACATGAAGGACTGCCAGTGGGGGGCCACGCTGCATGCGCAAGGCTTATTGCGTGCGGGCTTCGTTCCCCCGGCCCATGTCCGGCGTCTGCAGGACTACCTGCGCCTCCGCGGGGAACACATCGCGACGGCCGCTGGACATGTCCAGCACATGCAGAAAGCGCTGGAGCGGATGAACGTCAAACTGCACGAGGTCATCAGCTCTCTGACGGGGGCGAGCGGCCTGGCCGTGATCCGGGCTATTCTCGCCGGTGAACGCGATCCGCAGGTCCTGTTGGGTCTATGCGATGTTCAAATCCGCAAGGTCAAGGCTGAGCGCGTCGTCGAATCGTTGCGCGGCAACTGGGCCGAGGAGCACTTATTCGCCCTGGAGCAAGCCGTTCAAAGCTGGGACCATTATCAAACCCTCATCGCCGCCTGCGACCGCCAGATCGAGGTCGTCCTTCGCCAGATGCCGGACACGAAGGTGCCGCC